GCCAGAAGGGTTGGAACCAAAAAATTGCACCAAGGTCCCAAAATAATCATACGTTGGGTACGTAATCTCGGTCGCAATACCGCGCATGATCTCAAGATCGCGATCAGAGTAATTCCCACTCATCTCAGCAATCGAGTTCAATAGCTTAAAGGACGCGAACATAAAGCGTGAAGCCATACGTCCATCAAACGCAGCATAGTCTCCAGCGATTCCTCGCTCCCAACCGTACTTACCGATGTGCTCAAACATTGTCGTCCATTCCGGCGACTGTTGAACAACACCGACAGCACACTCAAACAAAACTTGATTGCGTTGCACAAGTGCAGCCAAAGACAAGTAATACTTGCGAACCAACAAAATCATAGCAAAATTGCAAGCAGCAAACACCCGAACCTTGTCCTTGGTAACTTTCGTGGGCTCATCCTTCAATGAACCCTTGAAGACAGAATTAATTCGCTCCCCACGAGCGAGCTTGTCTTCAAGACGCGCGACCTCATCCCAAACCTGCTGGGGAGCATCACGCACACACGAAATTCCCTCAACAACACGGTCCGACTCCGAAACAATATTCGACTTTGGACCCCTATGAGGAAACCCCCGAGAAGAAGCAAAATTAATTGCATTAACTCCAAGCACGCCATCCAATCCAGATAAATTTGCATCATCTGAAATAAGGCGTACCTGGCTCAACTCCTTCTCATCAAGGCCGGACAGCACGGACGTCGAATAATCGACATACGCCTTGTCCAATCGCTGCTGATTGATCTCATAAACAGTATCAACCTTACCAGCAATATCCACCTCCTTATGGCGAACCTCTGACATGCCTTGTGGCTTGTCATGAATCTTCTCAATACCCATAATCTTTGTCACCGCGCCTGAAATAAGCGAAGTGACAACCTTACTCTTGGGTGTTGACGAAGGCTGGTTGTGCGCCCCAATAATCTTGATCTTACTGTCAAGACCAAGCTTACGGGTCACACACTTCTCATTCGGGGCCTGCAAAGGCCCCACATCAACATCCTGAATCTTAGTATCAAAGGGTGTTGAAGAATGAGAAAGCAAAATAGAGGGCCTGGCCATCAACTTCTTCTTGGCGGATGTATACGCACCAGCCGTTAGAATACCAGCACCTCCACGGCGGGCTCTGCCCGCCAAATGAAAGCCAACAATGTGCTGTCTCTTACCGAGACCAATGAGCGTGCCCATGCACAACCCATTGAAAGTGTTAACAGGAAATGAATAGTTCAATCCCTTGAACCATCCACCCTTAGTCGTAATAACACGACCATAAGTTGCGAGAAAAGTCTCGCTCACCTTCACATTGCTTCCATCATGATACACCATCTTGCATTCTACATTCTTGTCATTCTCAACTTCATCCAAAGGCAAGAAACCGGTGAGATCCTTCTGATCTCCCAACTC